AAACGCATGGGGATTGGCGACAACTCAAACTAAATTAGATGTGTTAGAAAAAGCATACTTGAGAGATATAAGTATACTTCGAGATATTAAATCACAAACCTTTATCATTGATGCATGATTTTAAACGATTCCCGGAACTAACAAACGCGCAGATGGACATCTATTATTTTGAATCACCTCATAAACAAATTGTAGATAATTTTAACGCTAAGGTTGAGAAAGTCCACGACGGAGATACTGTAACAATATCCTGTAACTTCAGAGATTTTAATTTCCCTGTCCGGATACAAAACCTCGCAGCACCAGAACTTAACGAAGGCGGAAGAGAAAGTCAGAAATGGCTCGAGAATAGAATATTAGGTTTAGAAGTTGAAGTTATCCTAACAAAAGAAAGAGTGGAAAAGTGGGGACGATTACTCGCGGACATAATGCACCAGGGAGAACTAATGAGTGAGGCAGTTGTCCGATCCGGGAATGGGGTTAGTTGGAAAGATAGAGACCAAAATCAAGTATTCGGAAATTTTGAAAAGGAGTTAATATTCCTATGACATACTCAAAACAAAATCCTAAAATTATAAGTTATGACTGGGCAGATATAGCAAGTGGACGAGGTTATGTTGAATTCGATTTAGGAGAACTCGACGAGGGAAAACAATTAATGGGACAACAAACACCTGCAACAGTAGGCAAACTATATTCATCAGCAAGGAATCAAGCGGTAGATGAGGATTTTGATTTCGAAATACAAGACCCGATAACATTCCAAGGAGTTACTTATATAGTTGTCCCAATCTATTTTAACAACCAAGTAGCAGGAGCAACAACAATCACTAGCACGGTAACAATAAAGATAAGACACTGGGACGGAACAACAGAAACAGAATTAGCAAATGGGACTGTTGGTGTTTCACAAGCCCTAAATGCGTTTAATGAATCAAGATACCAAACACACAGTTTCGGTATAACTCTCCCAAGAACAACATTCGGTAAAGATGAAACTTTAAGGATTACAATAACCGCAACGAGCACAGCGTCGGCAGATAAGGTTTTATATATTTACAGAGACCCCGCAAACAGAAGTGTGGCGGTAACAGTCCCAGCAGAGAATATGTATACAACAAGACTAACAGCTAAAATGCCCGTGGTGAATGAATGACAGAAAATAGAATAGACTCGATGGTCGCAGGAGACCAAGAAGGAAACTTAACCGATTATAGCGTCGCTAGTGAGAGTTTAGATTCTCCACAATTAATAACTGAAACAGAATGGATGAACGAGGAATGGGATCAACAACTCGGTTACTTCAATCAAATACCGGAACTAACAGCGACGATAAACGCAAAGGCAACATGGACAATCGGAAAAGGATTTAAGGCAGACCCACAAACGACTTTTATCTGTGATACAATTAAAGGGAATGGGATGGACACATTCAATACAATCTTAGAGAACATGATTAGAACTTATTACATCGGGGGGGACAGTTACGCGGAAATAATCAGAGACGACAAAGAAAATTTAATTAATCTTAAACCTCTTAATCCTGGAAGAATAAAAATCGTAGCAAATGGACAAGGTATGCTCGATAGATACGAAGATACTTACAAAGGAAAAATAACAAAATTCAAACCAGATAAAATCTTTCACTTATCAAGAAACAGAATAGGAGACCAAATGCATGGGGTATCTGTAATCACCTCAGTAATAAATATCATATTAGCAAGAAATGAAAGTATTGATGATTATAGAAAGGTTATGCACCAGTTCGTAAAACCTCAATGGAAATTCAAATTAAAGACTGACGACCCTACAGAAATAGCAGCATATAAAGCGAAGATGGATGCAGAGACAGCAACAGGAAATAATATCTATGAGCCTTTTGATGTTTCGGAATCTGAATTATTGGCAATAGCACCAAACGCAACATTAAACCCTTTAGCATGGATTAACGCACAAGGAGATTATTTTTACGAGGCTGTCGGTGTTCCTCAAATAATTCTAGGAGGTTCTGGAGAGTTCACTGAAGCCTCGGCTAAGATTGCATATTTAGCATTTCAGCAAAACATAGAGGAAGAACAGTTATTTATAGAAGAACAGGTAGGGAAACAATTAGGTATGGCGATAGAGTTAGAATTTCCAGCGTCATTAGAGAATGAATTATTATCAGATAAGAAAAAGGATGGAGCACAAAACATAGACCAATCGGAATTAAATCCTCAAAGTGAAAACGTATGAACATAAGAGAAAAATTAGGAATATTGGAAGAGAAAGTTTGGAGAATGGAAAAAGTAACATGGTATATAGCTGGGTTAATATCAATTAAATTCGGAGGAGAAGCTATGCCTGGAGTAATAGCAATGATATTTAAATAATGGCAGAAAAAAAGAAAAAGAAAATAGTTGTAGGTGCAGGAGATAAGACAGACCCTTTACGAAAAGAAGCAAGTGCACCATCTAAACCAGCATTAGGTCAAGGAAGTTCAGGCAGACCTTCAGATAAATTTAAATTCAAATCTACTGGACAACCTACAAAATCAATAGGGGGAAGAGAAGTTAGTCCAGAAGAATTCAAACAAGAAAAAAGAAAAGCCAAGGTAGAAGTAGCAACTGGAAAACCTTTTGAACCTCAAAAAGAAGAAGCAGTATCACAACAACCACGAGCACAATTAGGTGATACAATACAACCCCAAATAATTACAGAAGGAACTGGAATAACAAAAGAAGAAAAAGAACAAGATTTTGGTTCAAAGGCATTAGATATTATTGCTGCACCATTATCACAACCAAGTGCAACTTTAGCAGGAGGAATAACTGGAGGAGCAGCAGCAGTGAGGGAGTCTCGAGGATTTATTGAAGAGGGAACGACTCAAGAAGCAACAAGTGAAGCGGGGAGTGTTGCGTTAACAGCAGTAATATCTACGGGACTAGCAGTAGGAGGATTATTAACTGGAGTAGCAGGAGCATTAGCACTAACAGGAAAATTAGCAGGGGCGGCAGTTTATGCAACCGCAGGACTGACGACCCTATACGGAATTGATAAAGTATTTTATTCTCCTGGAGAATTAGCAAACTGGGCGGCAGTGGATAATGTTGTATCCGCATTAGGATTCCAATCTAAAGAAATTACAAAAGGAATAAATTCAGGAGATATAACTAGAGAAAATGGACAAGCATCATTTGAACAAATGTTAAATACTGTAAATGATATGAGAGCATACGTAAGAACACAAACAGCAAGAAATCCTAAGATGTATGCTTCGGGGAAAATTTTCCTAGAAGCTATAAACACTGGAGAAAATGGAATCCTTCAACAATATAATATTCTTACGGGATAGATTTATAAAGTAGTGTGTCATGTAATTCTATGGAAAATGGGGAAACAAATAAGACTGACACACAGAGAAATGAAGCTAATCCTATTTCTGAGACTAATCCTTCACCTATTGAAAATCAAAAGAAAACCTATGAGGAAATCAAAGCGATAAATGATAAGGTAGAAGTGGAGATGATTAGGGCAGAACAATTAAGAGCGAAGATTGCACAAGGCGGACAAACTATGGCTGGACAAGAAAACAAACAAAAAACTCAAGACGATATCGACCAAGAAGAAGCAAATAAACTTTTGGCGGATGAAGACTGATGGTAGATAAAATTTCTAAAATTGATAAGAAAGATATTATTGAACAATCTAAAGAAATTATAAAATTCTATGAAGCAGAAATAAAAGTAGCAAAGGAAGTAATCAGAAAAGGAACTATTAATATTACAACTGCTACAGCAATTATAAAATATTTAAAATGATTTTAGAGATTGAGGTAGGGATTATAGGGATTACAATGATTATCATTAAACTTTATCAACTAAAAAAGGAGGGGAAATTATAATGCACTTAGTATTTTATATTAGAGGAGTTCCTCAACAAGTAGAATTATGGAAAGCAATGGCACAAAATCAATTCTTTAAATGGCGTAGAACAAATTTAAAAACTAATGAAGAAGAAATAATATTAGTTCAAGGCGGACTTCGTGATTCAGTATTAGGAACTATGGAGTTTACATTCCCTGAAGAATCACTCCCAACAGTTCTAAGAATTATGAATTTGAAATATGGAAGAAATGGAGTAGAAAAATCTATAATGATTAATGTAAGATTAGATGTTCTAAGAGGAATAATAGGATTAAGAAAGATTCCTAAAAAGGCATTTAAAGAAGCAGAAAAAATAGAACCAAGTGTAATGTTCGACGAATTAGAAAGAGGTTTAAGCGATTTGACTGGTGCAAAGGTATCAATTCACCCAATAGGGATTAAGAAAGATAGAAGAGGAAAGATGGAAAATCCTATTAATGGGGAGTGTTGGTTACAAGAACTTATTTAGTATAATTCTTTTTTTTGTTTTTCTCGCCAGCTCCGAAAAACGCGCTACGGCGCTAAAAAAAAGGTTTAGTAATGCCTAAAGGGGGTGACAAGGACTTGACCATTTTCCAAAAGATTTATATATTCGGTTAACCGAATAACTATATGGCTCGAGAAGTAACAAAGATAGAACAGTATGGTGCTAATTCTGATGGAGACCCAAGAGGTTTTGATTGTGCTTCGGGAACTAAGATTTCTAAAGGAACTGTTCTAAAATTCGCTACTCCTAGGACGGCTTCGGCTTCTACTGGAACAGGGGATATATTCGCGGGAATTGCGGCAGCAGATAAAAGCGCGACTGATTATACAACAAGAGTGAGCTGTTGGGAAAATGGAATTTATGAATTTACAGCGTCAAGAGCAATTATAGCTGGAGACCTATTACAAACAGCAGCACCGGGTAACTACGTTATACCTTTAGCAGCAAACACATCTTCAAAACAAATTGTTGTAGGATATGCTTTAAAATCCGCAGCTGCAACTGAAAGAGTACAAGTGAGGGTAGATAATTAAAATGGCAATCGCAAATTTACATCGTATGACACCTGAAGAAAAGGATAAGGCATTGGGGAAAGTGAAGGATAAAGTCCCCGAAGAAGTCCCTGAAGTCCCACAGGAACCTAAATCTAAGAAGGTTAAAGAATAATGACAACTGGAAGTGACAACGCAGACTTTACAGGAACAGACCAAACTGGAACAGTCGGACTAAGAAAAGAAGTTATTGATAAATTCTTAAAAGGATTCGCTCCTAGAAGTTACAAAATGAAACAGGCGGTTACTATCGCTTCTACTTCTGCGAATAAAAATACTTTTTGGAGAGCAGACCCGGAGGTTTTAGATGATGTTACAGGTAACTCTACAGAAGGATTAGTCCGAGGTGAAGCATTCCCTCAATTAGTTTCAGAGTTTCAAGAGGTTTCAGCTTACATCGTTAAGTATGGTGCACAAGATACTATCTTTTGGGAAGACATCAGAACAAATGATATTAATGTAATTAAAAGAACATTAGAGAAATTAACTGAAAAGGTTATCAATAAAGTAGACGCAAGGATTTATTCTGTTCTTTCCGATGCAGGTTCACCTGTTGATATTCAGAGTGTTACAATTACAGGCGGAGCATATTGGGACGCTTCAAGTGCCGCAATAATAGACGACCTTATGTTTGCACAGCAACTAATCGGAGTTAAGAATTATCCAACAGATAACCTTATGGCGTTTGTGAATCATAAAACATTTAGGGCTATGAATAATTACCTTTACGAAAAGGGAGCACAGGCTCCATCAATGGGTAACGATGTAGCAAAGAATGGAAGGGTTAGTAAGATTGCAGGGTTCGGAACAATCGTTGTGACGGCAACAGTACCTTCATCTCAATGTTTAGTAGTTGTACCAAAACAATGCGGAACGTGGAAAAGTTCATTCCCTCTATCATCGGATACAAAGAATGAAGCATTTAAGGGAACTCGAGTTACAATATGCGAGGAAGGGGTTACACAACTAACAGACCCGGACGCAGTAGTTCTTATCCAAGGGATTTTCGTGACTTAAATTTAAATAGTTTTACTTCTAATAATTATTATGGGTTATACTGGCGAAGGTAAGGATAGAAATGTATGGAAAGGTAGATTAGGAGTTACTGAAATAGATCCAATTGTTTCTAATGATTTAACTACTAAGAAATATGTTGATGATGAGATAGACGCTAAGATAGAAGATGGAACAGCGACGGGACAGATGTCTTTTTGGAACGGGACTAAGTGGGTTAAGACTGAAACTTCTGAATTATTTTGGGATGATACAAACAAATTACTTTATGCTAAAGACATCGATTTAACTAACACAACCCACGCGAATGAATTTGGAATAATTTATAAAAATTCTAATAGGTTTATTCACGATTTTAATTATGGTGACAATGAAACTGTAACAACTCTCGGCGGTAATTTATTTATGGGAGAAGATTCAGGGAATTTTTCAATAGGTTCAACAGCGACATTTACTTTTCATGGTTCAAATAATACAGGTGTCGGTAATGAAACATTAAACGACTGTACAACTGGTTATCTAAATCTTGCAATTGGGGGGGATTCATTAAAAAGTCTTACAACAGGCTATTCAAACACAGGCTTAGGGGCACAAACATTGGACGCTTGTACGATAGGATTTAATAATGTAGCTATTGGACAAGGAGCACTAGGGGCTTTAACATCAGGAGATAGTAATACTGCTCTCGGTCAAAATTGTTTAAATGCTATAACAACAGCCGACGATAATATCGGAATTGGATTCGGTGCTGGTGCTCTAATATCAGGTTTTCCTTCTCCTTCATTTAACACAACAGGTTATAATTCTATTTTTATAGGGAATTCAACGAAACCATTAGCCAACGGGCAATTTAATCAGATAGTCATAGGTAATGGTTTGAAAGGTAAAGGAAGCAATACTGTAAGTCTTGGAGATGATTCAATAATACAAACTTATCTTAAAGGAGATGTAGGTATTGATAAAACTCCGACCTGTAAAATGGATGTTGATGGTGCGATAGCGTCGGGGAGTTCTTCATTCTCAACAACAGGACCAACTGACAACGTCGATGTGTCAGCTGTAAATACTTTATTAATAGACGCAAGTTCTAACTCTGTAACTATCGGAGGATTTTCTGGAGGGGTTGCAGGACAGATTCTTCATATTGTCCGTTGCTGTGCGAGTGCCCATGATGTAACTTTAGAACATAACGAAGGCGGAGGAAGTCAAGATATATTTCTACACGTAGGTGCAGACGAAACATTATTCACAGAATACGGGGGCTGGGTTCTTGTTTGTAATGGCTCTGACTGGTTTGATTGCTCCCATGCTAAACACGTATAATTTATAAACTTCAAACTATTAATAATATTAATTCCTTGTTTCTTGGCGACTGCGGAAGAAGGGGGGTCAAGCCCCCGGTCTAATTCTAAAATAGAAAGGTTTAAATAGTGGTTTACTGTTAGTTTACCATGGAAATAGATGGACACGATGAAGTAACAGGTGAAGAGATTGATTATGTTTGTGATACTCAAAAGCCAGAGGACTTAATCTAATGGAATATAAACAAGTTAAGTTTAGGCTATCTTCATGGAGGAAGTTAAGGCGTGCTTACTATGGAAGGAAAGGCGAAACCTTTTCAGATTATATTGAGAGAATAGCGGAGGATTATACATGAGTTTAAGTGATAAAATAGTTAAAAGTTATTGCGATGATGTGGGTAATTGGACTACAGATAATATTGAATTAGATGATGTTAAAGAATTTATTCTGAGATTGAAAGAGAAAGAAAATGAAGGGAAAGGAGAATCCCACATAGATATATACGATATTCTAGTCCAATATGGTAATAGTGATATAAGCACAAAAACTGCAGAATTCCTTATAAGAGCCGCCTTCACAGATAGAATCGACAAACTTGCAGGAGAAGATTTAATATGAGTAGTTGGAATAAGAATTTTGAGAGCATGACTGTTGGAGAGATTAAGGATTTAACTGAAAGTAATGAAAGGGGGGTGACAGATGGAAAAGAATAAATGTAAAGAATGCGGACATGAAATTCCTGAAAAGAAAGGGATTGCTATAGTTTCAAGATATGATGACACTAAAGTTTTATTCCAATCAACAAAAGACACAATGAAAGAGGCTGTTGAAGAGGCTGTTGAGGGAGGTTCTAATTTGATAGGTTCTAATTTGAATGATTCTGATTTGAGATGTTCTAATTTGAGTTATTCTGATTTGAGTGGTTCTAATTTGAGTTATTCTGATTTGAGAGGTTCTAATTTGATAGGTTCTAATTTGAATGATTCTGATTTGAGATGTTCTAATTTGAGAGGTTCTGATTTGAGATGTTCTAATTTGAGAGGTTCTGATTTGAGAGGTTCTAATTTGAATGATTCTGATTTGAGATGTTCTAATTTGAGTTATTCTGATTTGAGTGGTTCTAATTTGAGTTATTCTGATTTGAGAGGTTCTGATTTGA